ATTGGTTGTCCTGTGTCTTTTCTTGCACCTTTTGGTCGCGCGTCATTTATTCTGTCGTGGCCGCGTCTTCTTACTCTCTCTAATTTCGCCTTCGCGAAGTTATATAAATCCGGCATAGTCATAATACGGCCCTGAGTATATGAGAACCCATGCAAGTCGCTGCCGCTGGTGTCGGGGTCAAAGCCCCCCTCTGGAAAGTCAAACATTGGTGCGTACATCTTGTCGCCAAAAGTTGCTGTTAACCGTTCCAGCCTAAGATCAATTACGAGATCCCAATCCGTCCTAACCTTTGCGATGTTAAAATCTCTACCGACCCATTGTTCTACTCCGGGCCGAAAGTCGAAGTTATGTTTAGGAGCGGCCTCTATTCTATCAATGACTGCGTTTTCGATTGTTTTTATATTCTTAAACAGCTTAAAATATTGATCTACAGGATCTGTGTTAGCCTTTACACTTACTACAGGTTTGTATCTTGTTTGATGTACTGCTGCTTGGCCTGCCCAATTTTTCCAATGTCCGTTTTCTGCCAGAATTTTCTGGGCTACCGACTCCGCCGTGGCCCCCTTTGCTGATAACCCCTTCTTTATTTTTTGCAGAACGGGTGTCAGATCTGCGAATGGAACAAATTTCTTAGAATTAATGTATGTAAACGCTGCTGTTGCAGAGCCTCCGTCTGACCATATTCCTTTTTTGGCGTCGTCGCCGTCAACCTCTCTATTACGCGAAAAAGCCATCTTGACCGCTGACTCATGAGCTTCCTTTTCTTTCGCAGCATCTGCCGTAGCCTGTAGCGATCTTAGATGTGCAGCCGCAGCGTCTTTCCTATGAATCATGGATTTCTTAGCTAAGTCATATGGTCTTTGCCCTAATATAGCCTTTAACCTTCTATTCGCTTCTTCTGAGTCGTTTGCAAAATCGAAATAATTCTCCCCTAATCCAGAAGCCGACGCCAGAGTATTAACTTCACTCTGAAAGTCTTTGTCACTCCACACCACCCCTGAGTCTGCTACTTTAGATGCGAGCATGTTTTGAATCTTCGGATTGGCCGCCCATTTACCAGCAAAGGTTGTCACGCCCTTACTTCGTCTTGCCCCCATCATGGCGGTTCTTTTATTTTTAAGTCCCTGAACCGCCCTCTGGACCATTGCGTCCCATTTAGCTCCTGTGGGCGCTTTCCCCATTGCGAACGCGGCTGTAATAGCATTTTCCGCGTAGAGCTTTAGATCATCATCAGACATGAATTCGAGATCCGTAATCTCCGCGCCCGCCATAGCAGTTAATACTTTGACCATTGTTTCTTTAGTAATTCTGTCCTCTTTATTGTCGAATGCTCTCTCTAAACCCTTTATAAGCCAAGGCGCTAGATGCGAGTATTCGGTTTTAATATCGCCTTTCTCGTTAATATTTAAAAACCTGTCGCCCACCGCGATTTTATTAATCTCTACATTTTGCAAGTCCCCCCTATGTGAATGCCATTCTGTCTGACCGAAATTCGCTTGCTTCAAATAATCCTGACCTATTTGGGGGATGTCTTCGTTGTCCTTCCCTGTGTAGGCTTTAACCTTTGGATCGTGGGGGAACATTTTATCTAGTGTTCTTTTGACAAACGTGCCGTATGTTTTGTCTGCTGCGTTGACACTGCCCATTAGTGATGTCTTTACCTTGTTCAGTGTCTCGCTTTTTTTTAATACGTCAGTTCTGATTTTTTGTGCTACGCCTTCGTTATGCCTGAAAGCTACAGCCGCATCTGTGGCCCGTTGTCCTATATGACTAGCCGCCAGATTGTCGCCGTTAGTTATCATGAGTCTTTCAGTGTTCATGTCTTGAGGCGTTAGGGTTATACCGTCTTTTAATTTCTGACTCTTCCACTCCTCATACGTCTTCCGTTGAGAAGCACGACGTGCAGTTCGAAGGTTGTCTTCCTTTCTTACTTCTTGGTCTAGGCTGGTTGTTCCTGACCCGAATCCGCTAATTATTGGCATTAAGATATCCCTTGCATGTCGTCTAAGTTCTGAACCAATCAGCCAGTACGTTAAATGGGGAATTAAAAGTCGCGGCTTGGCGCTTATTGGGATCTTCGTGTTCTACTGCTGGTGTTCTAATTCCCCAGTTCTCATTAGGAGTCATTAGCTCCCCGGTTATAGAACTTTTTCTCATGGCCTCATCTTTTTGAGCCATGTCGTACTGCTTGCCCGCTTGTGACCCCAACTCCCGGTATATGCCGCTGGGGCCTGCTCCCAGATTCATTTGATTACCGCTGTAAAGCTGCTTCTCTCTTTCAAATTGCCCGCCCAGACCATCGTCGTGGTACGTTTGTAGCCGTTTACGAGACAAGTCGTCTAAATTCAATCGAGAAGTTACTAAAGCCATCGCGTCCATTTTTGCGTCTTGGTGAGCCTTGTTTAGCAGTGGGCCGTATTTTTCTACATTAGCCATCTCCAAAACCTCTGACGCTGTGTTACTGTCAGCCCCGCCTAACCTACGCATCTGTTTGGCTTTACCTTGAGATGCGTTAAGTTCAGCTAGCTTCATGATATCACCTCTGTAAGACTCACTTAACGCAGCGGTCTCTTCAGCTACATCTCTCATAGACGGTGCATATGGTATGCCGAGAAAAGTATTAACTTGTTCAGTAGTCCCTTGTATATCTGAAGCCTGCTGCAACAGCCTGTCTCGTAACGCAACTTGATTAGAACGGTCTTGAAGAAAAGCTTGGGTTTCTAATTCCGCTAGCTGCATTTCTTGTCGGCGGAAATTATCCTGTTGTACGGCTAGGGCATCTTTGCGGCCTCTCGCTTCCAACATGTCAAAGCCGGTCCCGGCAGTTCTTAGCCAAGGAGCCTTGTTTCCTAGAATGGCGTCTGCTCCTGCCCCAAGTGTCTCACCCCAACTCATACTAAACTCCTATACTATGCCTGCATTATATTGCCCCAGCCCGCTACTCTAGGATCTCTGGGAGCGTTGATTCTACTGCCGAAGAGGCCTGCGCCAGCCTGCGCAATTTGTTGTGGGTTACCCGGCGCAAACCCGTAAGATTCTTGGCCGCTTATCGGGACGGTTATGTTTTCTTGCTCTATTATGGACGCTCCGGGCTTTGTTTCTAGGGGTGGCACTACATCAGGCGCAGCCTTTCCAGAGGGGTCTACTTCTGAATATTGATCCGACGAATGTACGCCTTCTCCTGCTACATTTACTTCCGCAGAACCACCTACTCTTCCCCCGAATCCTTCAGGGGCGATTTCGGGTCTGTCTGCTGTGACTGCGCCTTCTAATCCAACTATCGCTTCGTCTGCCTGCAATTCGGCACGTCTGTCTAAACTACCCGCTGCGAGGGCCGTGTTATACTCCCGCCCTTCGCGTCCTAATTGACTGTTAAGGTAATTAGTTAAGGAAGGGAATGCCCCTTCGATTTGTGGGCCACTTGCGGTCATCACCACTCTAGCCCCTTGCGCAGCAACTGGAGTAGGTTGTCGTTGCTGCCCGTAAAGCTTGGCTTCTTCGCCAGCCATTATTGCGCCAAGCCGTGTGCCTGCACTGCTAGGATCTAAAGCTGGCGCAGCCATGCCAGTTTGCGGTCGGTTGAGAATGTCTAGGTAAGAATACGTTTTTGGCCCCGCTGGCACAGGTGCGGCCACCCCGGACCGCTGTGGTAGTGGCTGCTGCCCCGGAGGTGGCGGCAGCTCGTTCCCGCTGTCTACATTCTCAGGTGCCCAATTCGACCAAGTAGATGTTTTCCCATCTCCATGATAAGTATTCCGAACTTCACTGACGCCGGGAACACCCGGTCCCAGCGTTGAATCGTCCGACCATGTGCCAGATTCACCCATGTCTTCTCTCCTTAATAAAGTCCTATACTAATTACATTGTTCATTTTATTCGTCCTCATTTTTTTTTCTTACGGGTCATGCCGGTGTAACGACCCGTCAAATCACCCAAACCGAATGTATTCGCAGCGGATTTATCAGTCCAATCTATCATCTGCGTCAGGTTTCGACCGGGTTCTTCTTTGCCTACAAGAGCGCCTAATTTATCCGCCCCGTCTGTGAAGAATTTACCCACGGCTCTTCCCTCATTGGTCCAATTTGCGTCGTTAAACTTTTCTGCAAGTCTTTCCATATTACCCGACACATCAGGCAGGCCTTTATTGCCGGGGGTAGATAACATCTCGCTAACAAGACCTGTCCCGAGACCTTTTATCGTTGGCCCAAACTTTCCAAACATTGGCCCTCCTATAACGTTGCCTATGGCTTGGCCACGGTTCAGGCCTGTGAAGCCGTAGGTGGGGTTATTTTTATCAACCTGAGTAAGCGCCGTGTTAAGAGCTATAGTTCCTGCCGGGCCACCCCCCATGAAAGCGCCAGCTTGTAGGCCTGCGTTAGTGATGGTTTGGCCGATAGGGGTTTTTGTGAAGAAATGCCCTATTGCTTTAGGTATTCCGAGGATTGTATTAATGATCCCCCCATCGTCGTCATCTCCACCGCCACCACCACCACCAGATGACCCTGTTGGCTTGCCTTTATTAAAATCTTGGGGGTTGTAGCCGAAACCCATGTCAGTTCCACCGGGGACTGCATTTTGGGGGAGAGGCATCTGTTCTCTCAACTCAGGGTTGTAGAACTGACGGCTTGCGTAGGCGTCAGTACCCATTTCCCACTCTGTGCCGTAAGCGTCGGCTGCGTCTTGGCGGGCTTTGTCTTTCGCCGCCTTCTCCGCCACCCACTGGTTTATAATCCCGTTTGTATCCGGGTCGTAGATATTGATATCTTTGGGTGTATTCGGACCCATGTCTCGTGCATCATTCTCTCGGTCTATTTGGCGGTCTATTCGGGCCGCTGTCTCTGCTATTTGGGCCTCTGAAGCTGCTATTTGGGCCTCTTTCTCTGCTATTGCATTTCTCTCAAGGGCGTCTTTGATAGCACCGCCGTACATACCCGGACGAGTATGATAATCGGGAGGTGGGAGGTTTTGTCTAAATACTGGCGCGGCGTTTTGACGATAACCAACATGACTCCGTTGCTCCGGGTCATTATAGTAATCGTATGTTTCACCTTCGCCAGTTGGGTCGTCTGGGTCGTCGCTGCCGTATTCACCCATGATTAATCCTTTTCTTATAAACAGTACCGCAGTCTACATAACCAAGACGAGACATAAACTTATCGTGTCTGGGTCTGTCGTGGTTATGTGTGATACTAAAACAAATTTCTACTACACCCTTTTTCTTACACCAATTTTCAAAGTCTTTAGAAAGCCGGATACCGCACATAGGTTGTTTCTCGTCAGTCCAGAGGTTTTCTTGTACACCCAATCTATCCCTGCCATGAAGATATTCAGAGATAAACCCCATAAAAAAAGCAGTAGGCCCGGAACCGCTATCAAAAACACGGAAGTACCTGTTATTATACTCGATACACCTGTTGCAATATTCGATAAACTTCGGGATATGAAAGTCTGTATGCGATCTGTTTGGACTCGCCCCGTGCATTTCAACAGCAAGCGGTATAATCTTTTCAATATCTTCATAGGTCGCGTCCCTTATCATTAATAGTATGCAACCCCGGCACCGCCACCAGACAAGCCGAACCTACGATTATTTCTGTCTAGCATTGACCCAAAGGTTCCAACTTCTACATCCTGTCTTTTCCCTTCTCTGTCCTTACGTGATTGCAAATAAGTTAACCCCGGCACATTGTCAGACCAAGCGCCAGACCCTAGATCAGAGCCGGAAATCTGCGCGCCAGACGGTTTCCCGTAGAACCCGGCGTCTACCGGCCCGATATTACTGTTGTCGTACAGGTTTGCCATTTGGTTTGCGGGAAGACCGATGTTTCTTTGAGGGGTAGGTAGTTGACTCGGATGTGGCATTTGTAGACCTACAGCGTCACCTTCTTCTGGAAGTATTTGTGCTTTTGGCGGGTCAATCATTCCACCTAACGTTTGACCAGCCGCTTCACCCAGCCCGAATCCTATCATCGAACCAACGTTTTGACCGAGAATTGGTTCCGCCAAGGCGGAGGGAAGATGTTCTATGCCACTGGCTATCGTGCTGCCTAGATCGGTACTTCCAAGCTTGTCTCCAATTGTCATATTGCCCTGAGTAGTACCCTTCAGAAGATGTGAACCTGCGGCTGACAATGCCGCGGACCCAATTGCCTGTCCCCAAGAACCACCAGCAGCTTTTGTAAGTGTCCCTGAGACAAGAGGGGCTAACCACCACTGTCCCGTCATTCCCGCAGCAGCGGTCAACGCCATTCTGGCGATTGGGTTTTTCGCGATCTTCTTGATAGCTTTCCAAATGGATTTAAAGAAGAAGTGTTGTGGGTTGTTTGGGTCGTACTGAGCGTACTGCCCGCCCATCTCTGGAGACATACCAGCAACAGCCGCGTTAGGATCTTGGCCCGCGCGCGCCTGCGCATCCCGAATTATCCTCATCAAATGTTCATTACCCGGTGCATTCTGAACTTCCGGGTGTACCATTACCTCACCGGGCGTTAACCTAGCTGATACGGTGTCTTGTGCTGCTAAAGCAATATCTTCCCCATCAAATCCCCCGGTTTGCTGCGCATAAGATGAAAAGGACATTTGATTCTCCTAGACCGATAAGGTTGCAGCAGCGATACCAACTTCTAAACTGGTCGCGCTAGAAGCATTAGTGACAACTAATTCAAGTCGTCTTCCAGAAGCAGTACCATCAATTTCAATCGTTGTCGGCATATTTACCGACGCCGAAGCTGTTGTCACCGCGAATGTGCTGCCAATAGTTGCTCCATCTAGTGACAACTGAATAGTACAAGTCCCTGCTGCTAATTTATGTGTAATACCATCAAGTCTTAGTTTGTGTTTCCAGACTTTAGACACGAAATATGTCTTGTTGGATACGCTGGTAGAGTTGTCTTCCCAGACACTAAAGAATGGGATTGTTACAGTAGAGAAAATTTCCGGCATCTGAGTCGTAGGTATCTTCGCGGTACTATCTAAAGAGGCTACACCGTTTGTAGCGCCCCGCCATGTTTTCGGCACGACAGACGAAAGATCAAGATCACCGTATTCAAGTGCAGTACCAGTACCGTTTACACGGACATACTGTGAAGCGTTTGTAGCCAGAAATGTCGGGAGCGAACTCTCCGGCGAAGTTTCGAGCCATTGGGTTCCGTCATAGAACTTTAAGATGTTTGGTGTTTGAGATGTATCCAGCCATAGGTCACCTGTAGTAGGCCCTGTTGGCGTAGTCGCCACTGACAATATGTTGGCCTTGTTTGCCAGACTTGTTGACAGCGCGGATACTTTCGCTTGCGGAATCTGGTCGTCTACAATGTATAGTTTCGCGAAATTGATAAACCCGCTTTCGTTTGTATATTCGTCTTCGAACATTAAACCGGCAATGGTTTTCTGCGCTTGGTTCTCAACCGTTATGATTGTGACCTTGTCTCCAGATTGTAGCGAGGTGTTGAAGGTTATGGTCGCAGTGGCGTGAGAAGAGATATAGTCAGCACCGCCGCCGCTTTCCTGAAGGATACCATTACGCCAGACAAGCAGTGTTTCGTCCGAAGAATGGACGAAAGCGATGGTGGTTGTCGCCGCCGTAGCTTCTGTATCTTGTCGTCTGTAGTTGGTAACCGACTGAGAACGTACACTGTAAACTGATATTTTATCAGCAATGGCTACGCCCGTGCCGGAGGATATGGTAATCGTGTTGGCAGCCGAAGACGGGGTATACTCAGCCACAGACGCAGTTGTTGCTGTGGCTAACAATACACCGTTCTTGTAAACGACAACTTCTTCTGTGTTCGCGTCAAACGTGTAAGGTATTACATTTGCAGTCCCAGACAACGCTGCCAAGACACTTGTCGCTGTTGCTGTTGTTCCTGTAGTAGGAGCCTGAAACGACAGCGTAGGTGCCGCTGTGTAGCCTGTTCCCGCGGATGTCAGGGTGACGGCAGTAACTTTTTGGTAGGTCGCAGTGTCAGCAGCGTCTGTGCCAACTGTAGATGTGGCTGTGGCGATTGTCCCGCCAGAAGCTTGAGGACTGGAAAATGTTATGGTTGGTGCTGTGGTGTAGCCGGTGCCAGCGTTGGTAATAGTAAAGGCTGTTCCTACGCCTGTAGCTATTTCAATGTCCGCTCTGTTAAAGAAGAACGGCCCTTCCACTGTCCCCACGTTCGAACCTGATGGTCCGCGCAGGGAGGTAAGATCAATAAGGGATACCCAGCCAGTATCTGCTGCTGCGTATGTACCGACGCGGTATTCCAAGCCGGTAACTGAGTCAACCCGCATCTCTACCGGGCCACGGAAGACACCGCTTTCGTTAAATAATACGGCGAGAAGTTCGCCGACTGTCTTGTCTCCAAGTTCCGCAGCGTTCAAGTAACGTATTACGTTTTCAAAATCCGTATGGATATTTCCACTAGAAACGTAGTTCTGTGGATGTTGTTGCCTTAATCTAGCCATGTCAACCCGTCCTTATTGTTACAGCAAAACCAATTATTTTCAGTAATCCCTTGCCTCGTGTAGTGAATCGAAACTGCACACCCCTATAGCGATGTTCAAATCTTCTTTCATACTGCCTTGATAGCGGAACATCGGGGAATTTGTCGTCCGCTCCGTCTTCTTCAATTAAGAATTGCAGAGCAGACAAGTATCTCCCCCGTTCGTCGAATGCTTCGACCTGCACTTCTCCCTTCCCTGTCGCTTGTAAGATGAATGAATAGGTCTCTTTTACGTCGTTAATTGCTCCTTGCCATAGGATTGGGGTGGTCACCACCATTTCAGGGCTGAAGTCTGTGATATCTTCTATTCTTTGGCGTTCCCAGACACCGCCGGGAGTCCCCAGCGCGGTAATACCGCCTAGCTGGACGCCGTTCATGGCATTTAGAAACGTGCCTGAAGACCATTTACTCTCACCACCAGACATAGGGTTAAGAGTGAGGGTCAATCTTTCACAAAGAAGGTCTGATAACGGGAAGAAAACGTGGTATTGGCCTTCATCTTGGTCGAAAAAACCTGAAATACTCTCCGGGTCCAGCACCTGTTTGACCAATGCACGGTAAGTTAAATCAATTTTGTTAGACATTGGTATGGAAAAGATTGTGACACCGTTAGTATCCGACCGACGTAGAGAGTGTACCCCGTCCCTAGAGCAGAACATAAGGTCAGAACCGGCTGCTGCGATGGTGTTATGGCTTATGCAGCCGACTTTAATGTTGGCCTTGTCGTCAATCTTCCACTGGGTGAAGTCAGGATGCAGTTCGTAGACAAGTGTCTGGTCGTTTGTGAAGACTGCAAGACGGTTATTTTCAAAAGCACCCAGACCTTTGATCTCGTCAGCGGTTCCGATAACGTTCGCGATGTCTATGTCGGCAGCTTTTAGTACGGATGTGGCGGCGACATCTTCATCTTGCGGGAAAATACTAAATTCGTCTACGCGGCTGATATCAATTACGGTACGCTTGTCTGGCGCACCTGAAATTGCCAGCCTGCGTTGGATAGCGACACCAAAAGCTGGTTTTGGTACGGAGGCTGGTGTGATTGAGTAAAACTGTTGGCCATCATAGCGGTAAGGAACTTGGTCCCGGCAAAAGAAAATGACTTGGTTGTTAAACATACAGGAGGATACGTTTTGTATCCGGGGATACACCTCGTTAGCCTCGTGGTCTTGGTCTGATTTCAGGGTAAGACCGCCACCATCCTGCTGGCACCAGACAAGTCTGTCTCGTCCGTAGAAGGTAACGTGCTTGATCAGACGGTCACCCGAGGTTCTTTGCTTTGCCCCGGCATCTCTGACTATTGACCCCCGCCAATCAGCGAACCCGTTTTCGATTTGAAGAAGGTGTTGCTTCTGACCTGTGTCTAACGCGGACTTGTCTCGCGATGCGTCTATCCCTTGAAAATCTTCATAAGGGTATACTTTAACCTCCACACCAGATGGAGCATATGCTGTCGACATTCTTACCTCGCGCTGTCGTAGGCTCGGTTATTGGACTTATTACTTTCACCGACGTCGGGTGGGCTTAGTTGAATCGGGGCGTTGCCGTACTTACGGTTGTATAGGATCCTGTTCATGGATCTGAAATACATGGGACCGTACGCTTCAATCTTGTTACTCTGCTGTTGTACTGCGTACTGGTACAGAAGGCCTGCTATCATAATTTGATCCGGCACATCCCTGCTGTCTGTGGGATGTACGTAGTAATCTATTTCAAGGTTGTCCCAATAAGGGTGAGACCGCAGATCTTCCAGACACATGTTTGCAAACTCAATGAACATCATAATGACGTCGCCATCCACTGTGCCGGGGTGCATATCGCCGTAGCGGCGTAAGGCTTGGTGGGCAAGGGTTTGGAGGGCCGAGAACGGTTCACCGAGATGGGGGTTAAGGGAGGAATAGCGGTTACGGTCGTTAACGTTGGCGTCTAAGTATTCGATGGTTAACTTATCAGCGTCTTCTATTTTTTTCTTGTCAATCTCTTTTCTCAGATCGACGGGGCCGGGGCGGACCTTGTCGTCTGCGTCACGGTTCGTCGGCTCGCCTGTCGGCTTTGCCATGTCTTCATAGTTAACGGTCTGCTTCGACGTTATGGAACTATAAGCAGCCATAATGTTTCTCCTTACTTAGTGGACTTAATAATCCTGCCCATGACAACGTGGTGGTGCGCTTCGAATTTCGGGGCGAGGGCTATAGGCACACGCCAAGTTACATGTTCTCTGTCGCTGTCCCAGATGCCTTTACAATTTTCGCCCGTGACTTTGATATC